GATCTTCTCCTACAGCAGATAAGAAAAAATTGGAAGAAGCTATTGGCGGCGACATGACACAATCAGAATTACTTACAGAGTTAGTTAGGTTAACGCAACTTAATAACAACTTGCTCAAGAAAGGCAACAAAATCACTGCTGAAATAGAAGTTTAATAAAAACTTTTCCGTTTTGCTTGACATTATTCCTATGAAGTGATAAATATACACATATAAAGAGGATTTTATGGCTACTTGGCGAAAATATTTTAACAGTGCAAACGGCGGATTACCTGTAAACGTTACAGGCAACAACACCGACGGATACAGTGCAACACATTCTAGATACAGCAGTTGGCTCCCAGAAGTCTATGCTGGCAGTCCTAACAGGTTAATGAGATACATGCAGTATGACCAAATGGACAATGACTTAGAGATTAATGCGGCGCTAGATATTCTAGCAGAATTTTCTACTCAAGAAGATGACACAACTAAAACTCCGTTTAGATTTAGATTTACTGAAGACCCTAGTGAAACTGAAATGAAAATTTTAAGTAAAACACTAGACCAGTGGAACAACTTAAATGATTTTAGTCGTAGAGCTTTTAAAATGGTAAGAAGTACATTAAAGTACGGAGACCAATTTTTAATTAGAGATCCTGAAACATACAAGTTATACTGGACTGATCCAGCAAACATTGAAAAAGTTATTGTTAACGAAAGTAAAGGCAAGAAAATTGAAACTTACTTTGTTAAAAACTTAGAAGCAAACTTTGAGCAACTAGCGGCAACATCTGCGGCGGCACTACACTCCAGACCATATGGCGCTGGCGGCGGAATGTTAGCAGGCGGAAACATTGGCACTAGTGCAGGCGCACGAAACGATACAAGTCAAGGCGCAAGCCAAGGCATGCCTGTTGATGCAACACATGTTGTACAACTAAGTTTAACAGAAGGCATGGACCACAACTGGCCCTTTGGTATTAGTATTCTAGAACCTGTATTTAAAGTATTCAAGCAAAAAGAATTGCTAGAAGACAGCATTATTATTTACAGAGTGCATAGAGCACCTGAAAGAAGAGTGTTCTTTATTGACGTAGGTAATATGCCTCCGCATAAAGCACAACAGTACTTAGAAAAAGTTAAGTACGAAGTACAGCAAAAGCGTGTGCCCAACAAGAATAAAGATGGACAGAATGTTGCAGATGCGGCATACAATCCAATGAGCATGTTAGAAGATTATTTCTTTGCTCAAACGGCAGACGGCAGAGGTTCGAAAGTTGACACATTACCAGGTGGTACAAACTTAGGTGAGATTGACGACTTAAAATACTTCAACAATAAACTGTTAAGAGGACTTAGAGTACCAAGCAGTTATTTGCCTACTGGTCCAGATGACGGAACAGCACAGCATAACGATGGTAAAGTGGGTGTAGCATACATTCAAGAACACCAGTTTGCAAAGTACTGTCAGCGTCTACAAAGACAAATTATTAGAAATTTAGATAGAGAATTTAAGATGTATCTAAATTATAAAGGCATCGAAATTGATAACAGTACGTTCAGTGTAGAATTTACTGACCCTCAGAACTTTAGTAGTTACAGAGAGTTAGACTTAGATACACAAAGAGCTCAACTGTTTACAGGTTTAGAAGCAGTACCATATTTAAGTCAGCAGTTCAAGTTGAAGAAGTACTTAGGTCTTTCTGAAGAAGAAATGAGAGACAACGAGCATTACTGGAAACAAGAGAACAAGTATAACACGTCAGGCGCTGGCACTGAAGATGTTGGTTTAAGAAACGTAGGTGTTAGACCCGGTCCAAGCATGGACTTGGACATTGATGCACCAATAGATGATATTCCTGATCCAGCATTAGATGCAGAAACACCGGATGTTGATGTTATGCCACCGGTGACTCCAGGGGAACTATAATGAAATTAACAGAATTTTATAATCCGGAAGCAGATAGATCAGCAACAAGAGACTTTGACGATACTCGTAAAACTAAACTTACTTTACTATCTCTTAATAAATTAAGAAAGTACAGAGAGTTAAAGAAGAAAGAGAATATCGAACAGGCAGAGTTTGCATCTATTATGTATTCCAAAGCACAAGAATCAGACGCGGCCCTATAAATGAAATTAGCTGTTGTAGGCTGTAGCTGGTCTAGCCGAGATGTAGATTATCCTGATGTGGAATTTGGCAAGTTAGTAGCAGACTATTACGATGCTGAATACATTAACATGGGAAAGCCTGCATGTAGTAACCCAGGCATAGCACTCCAAATAGATTACATCCTCGATGGTCACATGGGCCCACTACCCGACTTAGTATTGATCAATGCTACCACAGTAACCAGAACAGAACTTAAACTAAACAGTAAACGCAGATTTGATCCTAAAGCAAGTTGGGATAATGTGCAGTTCAACATGATGTTTGGAGAGAAGTTTAGAGACATACATGCACCTGGGTACGGCAAAGGATACGATCCTAGTATTGTAATAGACAGTTTCTCTACTATATTTGGTGAGGACATGCAGAAGTCGTTCGGCGAAGCATACTTCCATCCTAGATACGAAGATGCATTTACACCAAAGTCATATGAAGCAATGAAAAAATGGTTTTTATACTTCTTTGACGCTGACTTAGAAAGATATAAACAGCAAATGATACTGCTTGGTTCCTGCTTAAAACTAAAAAAGAAAGGTGTTAAATTTATCTTTTGTCCTAATACATTTGACTGGGCCGAAGACTTATACTTACAAAAAGACAAGCCTAGTACTGAAAATCCAGAGAAATCAGTGACATGGGAAGTGCTAGAAAATAGCGAACTACTATGGTCAGGCATTGCAGAATCTTTATGGTTAGAAAATGAAATTTACGGCAGTTATGAAAAGAGTCCAGGCAGTTATATGGACAATCACTTGCCAGTAGAATGCCATATGGACTTTGCTTACAAAGTTATATCACATGTAAATCAGCATGGATTGGCTAAATAAACGTATATACAAAAACATCAGATACTCACATCAAACGCAAAAATGGTTCAAAAAAGCCTGCTTTGCAAACAAAAACACATCTTTTAATAAGTAAACATACATTATATTGTGTATAGTCGTTTGACTGTCTATGCATAATCATTTAAATGAAAACTTTTTTATTATTAGGAGCTCATAATGTCAGAACGCAGTAAATTAGAACAGGTCTTAGAATTCCTACTTGCGGAAGATAACGAGCGTGCCGAAGAGCTACTTCACGAATATGTCGTTGAAACTGCTCGTCAAGAGTACGAACGTATATTGGACGAAGATGAAGTAGAAGCTAAAGACGAAGACGAAGCTGATTTAGACGAATCAGAAGAAACTGAAGAAGAAGCAGTCGAAGAAACTATTGATCAAGCTGATCCTGAAAACGATTTTATTACAGATGTTGAAGAAACAGATGACGAAATTGAATCAGACGAAGTTGGTGAAATGGAATTAGACGGAGAAGGTGAAGAGGGCGAAGGAGAAGAGGAAGAGTTAGAAGACAAAGTCGACGAACTTGAATCAGAACTAGAAGACCTAAGAGCTGAATTTGAAAAATTACTTTCAGGTGACGACTCAGGTGACGAAGAAATTGAAGGCGACATGGAACCAGAAATGGGAATGGAACCAGAAATGGAAGAAGAATCCGTTGAATACGATTTAGACGAAGAAGTAGCAGAAGACGATGACGAAGTTGTCGAAGAAGCAACTAAACTTCAAGACGCAGTAGCGGCACCAAAAGGTGGCGATGCAGGCGAAGGTGAATCACCATTCAGCAAACAGCCAAAAAGCACAACAGTAAGCGGACCAAACGGTGGCGGAAGCCCAGTTAAGTCTACAGACGGTGGCGAAGGTAACAAAGGCGAAGGCGCTAAAGTTAACCCAACTACTGACAACATTAAAGTTGAGCCTAAAACGGCGTAATGTTTATTAATATTAGGAGTTTTTAACAGTGCGTAAACTATACGAATATATGAGTTCAGAACAAAGTAAGATTCAATTACTTGAATCAAACGATGGTAAGGACTTATTCATGCAAGGACTATTCATCCAGGGTGACGTAAAAAATCAAAATGGAAGAGTATATCCGAAGGATGAGATTCAACGTGCTGTTGAGAACGTAACTAGTAGATTAAGTACAGGCGAAACTGTAATGGGCGAGTTAGATCACCCAGAAGAGTTACAAATAAACCTAGACCGAGTAAGTCATATCATTACAGAAATGCAATGTGATGGCTCTAATGGTTTAGGTAAACTTAAAATAATAGATACACCAATGGGGAATATTGCAAGAGCGTTATTAAAAGCAGGAGCAAAGTTAGGTGTGTCAAGCAGAGGGAGTGGTAATGTTAATGAAAGCGGTAAAGTTTCCGATTTTGATATCATTACTGTAGATATAGTTGCCCAACCAAGTGCCCCAGATGCGTATCCAAAGACCATTTATGAGTCTTTGTTTAACATGAAAGGTGGTAGTATGATACATACTATTGCAGAAGACTATACACATAACAAAAACCAAGATGTTGAAATGCATCTAAGTAAACAAATCGTTAATTTTATTAACGAATTAAAATTGAGGTAGGAGACTACTATGGCAGTAAACTTTAAAGACCTTATCGAGTCTAGCGATATGAACGAAGAAGTTCGTACAAGTATCGTTGAGGCCTGGGAAAGTCGTCTTGCCGAAGCCCGTGAGGAACTAACAGCAGAATTAAGAGAAGAGTTTGCTCAAAGATATGAGCATGACAAAGGCTTAATTGTTGAAGCAGTTGATGGATTTATCAAAGAAAGAGTTGAAGCAGAAATGCTTGAGCTTGCTGAAGATAAGCAAACAGTTGCTAAAGAAATAGTTACTTACAAAAAGGCTGTTAGCGAACATGCTGTTAAATTAGAGAAGTTTATCGCTGAGCAACTTGCAAAAGAAGTTAAAGAGTTAAGAACAGATAGAACTAACGTTCAATCACATGTTACTAAACTTGATGATTTTGTAGTTGAGCAGTTAAGCAGTGAACTCAAAGAGTTCCATGCGGATAAGCAGGCTTTAGTTGAACAGAAAGTGAAAATGGTTAGAGAAGGCAAAAAACAACTTGCTGAATCCAAAGCAGATTTCATTAAACGTGCCGCTGACAAGGTGGAAACTGTTGTCAACAAGATTGTAAAAGAGAATGTTGGAACGTTTAGAGATGATATCACAGCCGCAAGAGAGAACGATTTCGGTCGTAGAATATTCGAATCATTTGCAAATGAGTATAGATCAAGTTACTTGAACGAAAACTCAGCAGTAAAAGATTTGCAGAAGGAAATCGCTGAAGTGAAAAACCAGTTAGCAGAAAGTAAAACAGAAGTTAAAGCGAAAGCTAAGACATCTGCTATTACAGAAAGCAAACTAAGAGTATCAGAAGACAGATATGCTCGTAAGGAGCAAATGGATGAGTTACTCAGACCTTTAGCTAAAGGAAAGAAAGAGATAATGGTGGACCTTCTTGAAAGTGTAAAAACTGAGAATTTAGAGAAGCAGTTTAATAAGTATCTTCCTAGTGTTTTAGACGGCGAAAGCACACTTAAAGAAGATCGTAAACCATTAACAGAATCAGTGAGACAAGAACACACTGGTAATAAAAGCGTACAGCCTTCAACTGAAGATGTACAGGGCGTAGTCGAAATTGACGAAATCCGTAAATTAGCCGGACTTTCAAATTAGGAGATAAGAAATGGCAGAATTATTTGAGAGCAATTGGTCAGCAACTAAGGATGCACTACTTGAGGGTTTAAGTGGTTCACGAAAAAGTTCATTGGATGTGGTCCTTGAAAACACTAAGAGACATCTTCAGGAATCAGCTTCAGGTGGAGCGACACAGGCTGGCAATATTGCTACATTAAACAAGGTTATGTTACCTTTAATCAGAAGGGTTATGCCTTCCGTGATTGCAAACGAACTAGTAGGCGTACAGCCTATGACTGGCCCAGTAGGGCAGATTCACACATTAAGAGTGAGATATGCAGACAACACTTCGGGTACTAACCCAGGTGATGAAGCATTAAGCCCATTCAAGATTGCAAATCAATATTCAGGCAACCCAGACGCTACTGCAAGTAGTGAAGGAACTGCTGGTAATAAGATGAGCATCCAAATCTTGAAGCAAACTGTTGAAGCTAAAACTAGACGTTTAAGTGCAAGATGGACTTTTGAGTCAGCTCAAGATGCCGAAGCTATGCACGGTTTAGATGTTGAAGCAGAAATCATGCAGGCACTAGCACAAGAAATCGTAGTTGAAATCGACCAAGAAATTATCGGTTCACTAAGAACTCTAGCTGGAACAGGTACTGCGTTAAACTTTAACGGTATTAGCACTGACTACA